CCGCGAGGTTGTCGAAGTGCTCAAGATTACCGGCATCCACATCCTCACCCGGTGCGAAGTCCACTGTGACTCCCCCGTCGTCGTCTTCTACAATCTCAACATCGCCGTCCTGCGCGACTAAGTTATCCTCTAACTCCACCTCTTCCTCATCAATCGAGGGGATTGCGTCGTCTGGTATTGCATACGCTTTATCTACTGGCATTAGTAATAAATCCTTTTCCGTGAACGAGGTTCATATTCCTCTTCGTAATCAGAGTGAAGCCGAATGAACCCACCTTGTCTAAATCTTAACAGTGCTTGTGTCGTACTGTCAACTAAATCATCATTAGGCGCAGCAGGGAACTGATGACACTCCTCAATTAACCCCTCCGCCCACTCATCCTTTGGTGCCCAAACATATCCACTAGCGAACATATCACTTACCGAGTTAGCCCTTACAATCTTGTCGTTACCTCGCGTAGGAGTGTAGTTCTGAACAGGCACACCAATTCTGCGGAGTTCCGCAGTTAATGGTAAACCACTCGCTTTACCCTCAATAATAACTGAGTCAGGTTGCCAATATTGATATAGCTCCAATGCTTTTAACTTCAACTCTGGGAAATTATAACGCCCCTTGACTGAGTCTAATAAAATAATATGAGCTTCGTCCCCCCCAAAGATACGATCTATCTCCTCTCCATCTTCCATTATCGTATGCTGTCCGTAATGACCCTCGGGGTAGAAAACACCCCATGTTGTAATTGCAGAGTAGTCCGCCGTCTCGCTTTTAAGAAACGCCGTGTCATAACTCTGAATAATATACTCACACTCAGGGGGGTGGTCCGAATTCCATCGGTTCCAATACTGTCGCTGTAGTATTGCACCCTCTTGAGCTACTGGGTTCTGTTGATACAACGCGCCCCAGTCTCTAGGTCCAATAGCTTTTTTAATTTTACTAAACGCGTCGACATCATAGCGCACAGGGTGAAGCGCTTCACCCTCTAAGCGGTGAGGTTCGTCGTGCACTGCAATAGCAGGGTAGGATACAATATCCCACTGATCCCCACCGTCTTGCATTGCCGCCAATAGTCGCCCTGCGATATCGTCAACATGCCAACGGGTTAAGATCAGTAACACTCCGCCTCCCGGCGCAAGTCGCGTATATGCTGTCGATGTGTACCAATCCCACACCTTATTACGATCTGTCGCACTTTCCGCATCGACCCTGTTCTTAATCAAATCGTCTAGTATGAGACAATTCGCACCTTTACCCGTAGCAGGTCCACCAACACCCACTGCTAAGTAACCTCCGCCTCGTGTGGTTAGCCAGTTCTCTGTAGACTGGGAATCCTTAGACAGCTCGGTCTTAGCGAATACGCTCTGATAATTAGGCTCCCTTAATATTTGCCGCACCTTACGTGAGAAACTTAATGCCAGAGATGCCGAGTACGAACAGCTAATCAACTCCTGTGTAGGGTTACGCCCTAAGAACCAAGCGGGGAACTGCGTAGACACCAGTTCACTCTTCCCACTTCGTGGAGGCATGAACAACATCAACCGAGGGCTTTTCCTGTCTGTCACGTCCTGTTCAAACTGCTCAAGCTTTTCACAAATCTCTTTATGAACCCAACCCGCTTCATAGCCTTCTACATTACGCATCACAAAAGGTAAGAGCCTACGCCTTGAGAGTGCGCGACTAGCGAGCTCCTGCTGAGCAAGTTGCCCAGCAGTTAGCTCTACCTCCTCACCCGGCTCTTCGTAAGTATCTGTCATTTACCCAAGCCATTAAAGAGCCGAGCAGACTGAGTTAAGTCCTCCGTATCAGGCTGCATAGCCCGATGTCGCTCCACTCTATACATCTGACTTTTATGTTCCATCTTAAAGAAGTCCATAGCTCCTTTGTCCCCCTCTCTAAGGGCTTTAGCAGCGTTCTGCTCTGCGTGACCTACCGCATCCTCTAACCGTTTAAGCTCAAGCTCCCACAACTGCACTCCATGTTTCTCGGCGAGTTCTTCCATTCTAGCTTTTCGATACTTAATAGTATTAGGATCATACTTAACTATAGCCTTGACACTTAACATTTCACGAGCGTCCCCCACCATATCCATATATTTTGAGTCTTCTGTCATTCGTGCACCAGCTAAGTTATCTACGAAGTCATCATACTGATGGTCGAATAAATCGGGGGCTAACTCATAGGCCTCTGATTCTGCCGCATCCCTATGTATCCCTGTAAGCCTATTTATCTCGTCATCCAACTTCTTCCTGCGAAGCGATGCTTTACGCCCCGCTGGTGTTAACCTATCGAAATCAGACTTACCCCCACCAATCTTCTGGTCATAGGCCTTGTTAAAATTCGTGATTATGCGGTCTCGGAAAATGTCGCCCGGTACTACACTCCTATCACTCTGCACATACCCTCGGTGGTGTAACCAATTAGTAGCAGCAGGGCGAGGGATCGTCCTACCTACCCTTCCCCCAAACTTACGCAGATTATCACCCGTAATTTGGTCCGCCTTATAAATCTCACTCACTATTGATTTAAACCAAGGGGTGCGCGCTGCAACTTTAGCGGCGTTGCCCGCTGCGGTTTTACTCCCTGCCGTTTTAGTCAGCGTATCTCCGTGTTTACTAACCTCCTTAGCCACTTTCATCGCCATTAGTGGCGCTGCTGCTACCGCTGCTCCCTTACCCATAGTCCCCATAAAAACTCTGCGCCCCTCCACATAATCCGGATTCACCGCCCCACCTGCTACTACCTTTACCTTCCTAGCTGCCGACGGAGCGCGGAGCGCAGTGATCCCACCACCAAAGGGCATCATCACCTCCGTCCCAAGCTGTACCGCCAAATCCCCACCCACATTACCCGGTGTTCTCACATAACCCTCGTACTCCGGAGCACCTAACGTCTCCCCATATACTTGTGATGCCTCTTCGAACCCCGAAAAGTAGTCCTCATCCGCCCCCATCAAATTATTTGCAAATGTAGTAGGCGCTCGGAACACATCCCCTACAAGGTTCGGTAGCGCCATTGCGTTAGCCGCCCCTTGTCTCCAACCGTGCTGTATTGCCTCCGTGTTCGGCGTATACTGACTAGCTAACCACTCCGCTTGCGTCATCCCCTTTACCTCACTAGTAGGTAACTTGTGCGCTAAAAGGCGGTCTTGTGATTTAGCAAGTGCGTCAGCGTGTATATCATTATCACGTAGATACTCCGTAACTTCCTCCTTATTCCCCTTACCTCCGCTTTGCCGCATCGAGATAAGCATCCCTTGTTCCGTTGACGCTTCAGCTTCGTTATCCATCCCTTAACTCCATCATTGTGTTCCCTCTACAACCTCGTACTCATCACTCACCTCCTCATACTCCCCCTCCTCTATCTCTACCACTTCGTAATCCAGTGGTTCGTTGGTGAGTAACTCCGTGTCTTGCCCTGCTAAAGTTAATAAATCTGCGTCGCTCATCACCTCTAACCTCCGAATGTCCTGCGTAATATTAATAGTAATATCAGGCGCCTCCTTCTCATACAACCCGTTTATCTTTCCGAGTTCGCGTATCGCTGCAACCTCCTCCGTGGAGTTCGCAGACTTCTTATGCGCTTCCAAAAGTAAAAGATTCAATTGATTTCTTGTAATCTTAAATTCTTGTTCGACGGGGGTTGGTATAGATGGTGTGCTTAGTGGCTCGGCTGTCCCGACCGCTTTTAAAGATTGGTCGTGGGATAGTCCGTAGTTTATGTAACGCTGGTAGGCATCAAGTTGGGGGCTGGATACTTTGTGTTCTATTAAAGCCATGTGGACACTATACCTCAATTTTACAAGAATGTAAAATTTCATATAAAATTTTTTGCAAAAATTTCTGGTAGATTTACAGCTGTATTACCATCTACTCCCCGCTATACGGAGTCCCACTCCGTACTAGGGGGTGCCTGGGTCGGCATCCCTAGTACAGAGTGTGATTCGACAACAAGTTGTCGAACAAGCTCCGATAACGGAGAGGGATGTTCCACAAAAAAGAGAGTCCTGTAGGTCTCTCTTTTATAGGGTTAGATCAACTCCGCTCGCTTAGGTATACCCTTTTTCTTCAAGGACTTAATCCTAGATGTGATCACTTCTTAGTAGATAATCTTGATCGAGATTGGTTTCTCCACCAACTGCGAGGTCTTTGGTAGCATCGTAATCACTAACTTCGTCCGATACCATCGGAGAAACTTTCGCTTCCTCAACATCCTACCAGGTTACGCTTCTAAGATCCTCATCTTTGTCTTTGTCTTGCCAAACGACTTGACTAATCCTATCGTTAATTAACCTATGAACTAACTCGTTAGTGAAGTACTGCTAAGCTCGTTATTCAAACTTATAGACTTCTTCACTCCTGTTGCGTTAAATAAAAATGAGCGAGTACCCCTTCAGTTGAGCACTCGCTCATTTTTATTTAACGCAACAGGAGTGATATTATGAAGAAGTCTATAAGTTTGAATAACGAGCAAGCAGTACTAATCACTAACGAGTTAGTCCGCAGGTTAATTAACGATAGAATCAGTCAAGTCGTTTGGCAAGACAAAGACAAGGATCTTAGAAGCGTAACCTGGCAGGATGTCGAGGAAGCGAAAGCTTTCTCCGATGATATCGAACTCGCAGTAATTACGATGCTACCAAAGACCTCGCAGTTGGCGAAGAAACCAATCTCCGCCAAGATTATCTACGAAGAAGTAATCGCATCCAGGATTAAGTCCTTGAAGAAAAAGGATATACCTAAGCGAGCGAAGTTAATCTAACCCTATAAAAGAGAGTCCTACAGGACTCTCTTTTTTGTTCCACATCGCGCTGCCCTGCGTGGCAGGGCAGGTAAAGGTGTCGGCTGCGCCGACATAAGAAGTGCGCCCCTCGGCTGCGCCGAGCAGGTAAAGGTGTCGGCTGCGCCGACATAAGAAGTGCGCCCCTCGGCTGCGCCGAGCCCCGCGCCCCGCCCGATAGAAGCATAAAGAGAAATAGACAGTTGTTTTAGAAAGAGAAATAGACAGTTGTTTTAGAAAGAGAAATAGACAGTTGTTTTAGAAAGAGAAATAGACAGTTGTTTTAGAAAGAGAAATAGACAGTTGTTTTAGAAAGAGAAATAGACAGTTATTTCAGAAAGAGAAATAGACAGCACCACTCAGATATGATAATCAGTGTCACAACGGTCTGGGTTATGTTGAATGTTCCACGCGTGGGGAATGGGGTTGCCTCGTTGCCTCGTTGCCTCGTTGCCTCGTTGCCTCGTTGCCTCGTTGCATTAATATTAAGCTATACGATATCCCAAGTAAAATGGTTACATTAAATAATAAATGTGACTCCTTGTAAACTTCAAATCCTAATATAGGTTGACAGTGTCCCATTGTATTATAAATATCATAGAGTTAGGTTGTTACTATATTGTAAGAAAAGGTGAAATTTTTAGTTCGGATTGCTCCGTCCAAACCCTCTCTATGTGTCTCATAACCGACTTAACCTGTCAAGGCCAAGTGCATCGTGTTCCACCAGACCTTGGTCCTGCGCCCCCGTCGCCGCAAGCGGCTCCGAAGCACGGGGCTTGACCCAAGGGGTGGAACATCGAGCCTTGACAGGTTAAGTCGGTTATGAGCCACGAGGGTATGGTCGGAGCAATCCGAGCCTAAGAACTTCGATAGGAGAATAAAATGAAAGTAAGCTTTGAAGAAATGAGTATCGCAAAATGGGAACTAGAGTGTGAAGGTGTCATCCCTGAAGATTATAAGGTTGATGATTTCGTCACTCTAATTCAGTTAAAAATCAAACAATTAAGAAGGGAAGGTGATGTAAGATGTTAAAATTTCTAGGAATCCAACAACCATACTCTGAACCTGATGTAGATTGTATATCTAGTTCTAATCCGAATGAACCTTATGCAGGTTTTGACTTGTTAACCAATGGCGATGGTACTTCTACCTCCACTGTGCATCAGGATGCTCGCCATCATTCAGTAGATTGGACACAAGAAGATGGAGAGTGGATTAGACCTGATATTGAGCGTCAAGTTCATGCGCAATTGGAGAATTGAGATGTCTAAACGCAATAATTGGAATAAGCCTGCTGGTAATTTGGATGTCAGCCTTCTTATAAAATTCGCACCCGCTGTAATGGTTGGAGTGATAGTTTTTATAGCACTATCACTATGGCCTCTAATTCTTGTTGCGTTAGCAGCAGGTGCCTATCTAAACTGTCGCATGAAGTGACAGTGGATGTACTGGGGATTTCAGCGCCCAGTTCTAACTGCTGATAACTATGTTCTAGGAGAACTGAAATGACTGTAAAACTACAACTAAAAGCTGCAAACGATGTAATTCTAACTGCCTATGTTGAGATGCGTAGAGTAGCAATGGAGAACCGAGTGTTCTCTACAACCCAGTACAACGACAAAATCCCATTGGATAAGTTGACTACTGACAATGTACTTGAAGCACAAGCCTTCGATGTAGGGCTTGAGAACTCCTTACTGACGCTCTCAGAGTATATCTCTATAAACAAGCTGTCCCCTACCTCCTCAGCTCAAGAGGCGGCACAGACGGCTATAGACACCTACAAGGAGAGAGTCGCTAAGAAGAAAGCAACCAACAAAGCTGCATTAGTGTAGCCACCTAGCCAACCCGTGGTGATCTCGTTCCGCCGTCAACGAGTCTAAAGAAATGACGGCACTTTTAGGAGATACTATGAACACTCAAATAATTTGCAATATGCTACTCAATCCCAAAGTAGAATTTGATTACTTACTATGGTCAGAGCTACTCACAACCTACAGAGAGAGATCACAATGAAACGAATTCACATCACACCAGAGGGGACATTCCTCGATGGTGAGCTAACCAAACCCGATTACATCATCATTAGCTTACCAGACGGTACGAGTGTCGATATAGAAACAGCGATTAAAACATTAACTAAGAAATTACCTAAACCCAGCAGATTTGGAGCAGCACTTAAAGCACTTCGAAATCCTCCTCCTCTAGAGTCACCGAATTCTCTAGAATCCCCGGGTCATCTAGAATCGCCGGCTCCTCAAAATCCTCAAAATCAGCAGGTTCCTCAAAATCAGCAGAGTCCTCTAACTCCGTAGGATCCTCTACCTCATCAACAACTTCATCTAATACCTGATAACTGCTCACCCGTTCATCATGTCTAATATCATACATAGCCGCGTCCTGCGCTCGCTTATTCTCTGAGAAATCAAGATCATAAGCAGTGAAACCGGGTAGATTTTTACAATCATAACCTGGTGCATCCATCAAATCCTCTAACTCATCAGCTTTGATAAGCCGCTCTAATTCAGATTGCGTAAGCTCAGACAGTTCCTTACCTTTGACTTGATTGTTTATAGCCTTAATCTTACCTCGATCATAGTAACCAAGCAACTTAGCAATCTCTCGTAGTGCACTAAGTTCTTCTTTAACGGTACGAGCGTGGCTGTGAGCCAGCATAAAGCCCTCTATTATCTTATCCATACCTAAGTCATAAGTTTTGAGTACCTCCTCACGAGCGGTCTTGAGGAGCGCCTGAACCACCCTGCTGTTGACGATTCGAGATATCTTAATATCACGACGACTCTTAGAGGTGGTATCGTACAGAGGCCAATACCCAACCATATGGTAAGCCTCATAAGGTTTGACCCCTTCTACTATCAGTTTCACAAACGCAAGTTGGCGTTCAGTAGGTTGTCTAAGTTTATATTGTTTCATAACTCTAGCCATTACCCTAGTCTACCATGTTTTTATAAGCGCTGCTATTCTTTCTACACCACTTTCACTTCGAACTACCCCCACTCAACCCACTCAACCCACTCAACCGACTCAACCGACTCCACTCAACCGACTCAACCGACTCAACCGACTCAACCGACTCAACCGACTCAACCGACTCCACTCAACCGACTCCATTTTCCAAAAACAAATCGTGACACTTCTCAACTGCCACTTATTTTTCTAAAAACCACGCGTGACACTTGTGACAGTTTTTGCGGTTTTTAAAGACTTATATATATATAGCTCTCCTATAGAGAGTCTTCAAAAATCCAATAAACTGTCACTAGTGTCACGAATTGGCATTCGCCCAACCAGCTATCAAGGACTTAGCGTTGCCTGTGGATAACTCTGTGGATAACTTTTCAATATTCGAAAAAAAAGTTATCCACAGGGTTATCCACAATTTGCCACTAAACAGGAAAATGACACATTTTCCAGCAAACTATGTTACACTAACTCTCTCAGAATTATGTTTGAAAAAAGTGTCACAATTAACTAACAAGGAGTAAAAATGAGCAATTTAACAGCCGCATTAGAGTACGCAGCGCGAGGTTACGAAGTCCTTCCCGTCCGAGAAAGTAAAGCCCCCTATACCACTCACGGGGTAAAAGACGCAACCCTAAATCCCGAAGCAATAACCAAATGGTGGAATATTTGGCCACACGCTTTGATCGGAATTAGATGCTCAAAGAGCTTCGGTTATGTCTTGGATGTGGATGTATCGGGTAGTAAAGTGGGAGACGAAACGCTAAAAGAATTAGAAAAAACACACGGTAAATTACCCTTAACTTTAAGTGCCACCACCGCTAGTGGGGGGCGACATTTCGTATTTACTTCAAACAATCCTAACTTAAAAGGCATCCCCGGATTCGCAAGAGACCTAGATTTTCGATCAACTAACAACTATATTATCGTAGCACCATCCCAAATAAATGGTAAACCTTATGAATGGGATAATGATTTACTACCCGCTCCACTACCCAACTGGCTTGAGGATCTATTAGAAAATAAAGCCTCATTCTCCTCTGAAACCTTGCGCAACGCAGTCGATGCAGGTTTTGAAGATGGTACTAGGAACGATGGTTTATTCCGTAAAGCGGCATCCTTAATGGGGCGCGGAGTCACTTATCCCGATGCTAAACAGCTGTTGTTCATCGCCGCTCAGAAGTGTAACCCTCCGATCGATGAGAACGAAACAATCAACTGTCTCAACAGCGCCTATGGTAATGATGGCTATACTAAAAACTATCGTTATGAAATGGCGGCACTAGCTGATAGATTCTCTGATGATTACAAAACATATACTCGCTTCATGCCTTTATTGAACCAATGGATAATGTGGAACAACCGCTATTGGGAAGTGGATAACCTAATGCAAATCCAAACACTAGCCCGTAGTATCCCAGAGAAAGTACGCGCGGAGATACAAACCCTCGACGCTGTTAAAGACGAAAGGCAATTGAAACAAGCGGTTGCGTTCATAAAACAAATAACAAACTTCTCAATCTACTCAAAAATACCGCAACACGCAGCTCCACAAATGGCAATTCACCCCAACGATTGTAACGCTGACGACTACCTCATCGGGCTTGAGAACGGAGTGCTCAACCTGAAGACCAAAGAACTTATAACAGGGAACGACGCTAAAAACCTCTTCATAACTTATCACGGTAACACTTTCTACGATCCAACTGCGGACTCCCCTCGGTTCCTAAAATTCCTCAATGAAATATTTGGAGGCGACCAAGAGCTTATCACCTATATGCAACGCTTCGTAGGTTACACCCTCACCGGTTCGTCCCAAGAGCGTGCCCTTCTCATCCTCCACGGGAATGGTAGCAACGGGAAATCGCTCTTTTTAAAGATTATACAAGACCTGATGGGTTCATACTCTCGTATCCTCAACGCTTCTGTGTTAATGAAATCAAAAAACGAAAACGCATCGGGGCCTGACGCTAACATATCCTCCTTAGCAGGGCGACGCTTCATCATAACATCGGAGACAGGGAACCATCAACGACTTGACGAGAACCTCATCAAACAGTTGACCGGAGATGAGAAACTCTCTGCCCGCGCCCCTTATGCTAAGGAAGCGATTGAGTTCGATGTTAAGTTTAAAATCTTTATGGCAACGAACCATAAACCATATGTTGATGATGCTGACCCTGCTATATGGTCACGCATTAAGATGATACCGTTCACTCAACGATTCTTAGAGGCGGAGGAGTGTACCCGCGACAATCATCACCCCATTGACAAAGGGCTATATCATGAGCTCGTTAAAGAACTCCCTGGTATTTTAAACTGGGCAGTCAGAGGTTGTCTAACTTGGCAAAGAGATGGCTTACAAGAGCCCAACCTCGTTAAACAAGCCACCCAAGAGTTTAGATCAGACAGTGATATACTCAACGACTGGCTCGAAGATTTCACCACCACCGGTCTAAACGAATGGGCGGAGGGGGGAAGCCTCTTCAACTCATACAACACCTGGTGTATTAACAACAGTACTAGACCCATGTCTCGCAACTCCTTCGGGCGACGCATCAGTGAGATTGAGGGCGTAGAGCGTGGTCGCACCAACAACAAACGAGGCTTTACAGGTATTAGTGTGAAACCCCTCACCTTTGATGACGACCCGACTATATCTCGTGACGCAACAGAGCGCGCAGACCACCTAACTCAAACGACTATACACTAACTAATAAGACTGGTGCAGCACTTCGAAGCACTGTAACAAGCGAGCTTGATCCACTCCCCAGTGTGACGGATCACTAATTTTAATCAATGGAGACTGTAATGACTACTACAAAGATACCAACACTTAAACCTAATATGGCCCAAATATCTTTCGGGTATAGTGAAAACATCATAATGCCTATGAAAGATGCTATCACTATAATGGCAGCACTAAGTAACGCAGAAAGATTCACATTAGAGTATCAAAAACCTATTACTATAGGAGGTAAACTTCCTGACCTAAAACTAACCCCCTTAACCCACGAGGAATACTTAGAAGGTAAAATGAATTACTTACTAGAACCGGAGGAAGTTGAATGATGATATAAATAAATATGACCAACACCACCACAAACCACTTACTTCAAGTGGTTTTTTTAACTCTTAAATAAAGGAGAAAACAAAATGAATGACCTAGTAATCACCCCAACAACGGGAGCTGAGTTAGCTAAGGCTATCAAGGATAAAGAACCTGATGATGTAATCACCTTCCAAGGGGTTGAGATACTTGTATCCTATGGAAGATATTTAGTTGAGTATTTAACGGAGAAAACAAATGAAAATATATAAAGAGAAAGCTGGAGTATTAAGTGAGTCACCTGTATAGGTGATTCTAGATGACACAACAATATTAATATTTACATACCCGTTTTGGGGTATGTAATCAACCTAAGGAATATATTATGGATGAGTATGAGAATGAAGATGAGTTTTACGAACAGGCTCTAGAAGACTTAGAGTATTACGAAAATTACCTAGACGATTTGGAGGGATAAAGATGAGTAACACATTACCAATCAACCCAGCAGTGGCTGTCACAGCCATTAAGAACTGCATACAAGCAGGACTAGTGCCGATGTTAGCTGGCAGCCCAGGTGTAGGCAAGAGCAGTATAATGCGCCAAGTAGCCGAAGAGCTAAACCTAGAGTACATCGACATTAGATTAGCACAGTCAGACC